ATGGCTGGTTCATCGAATAATACCTCATTCATATACATGTCTGCCCACTCCTTATCAAACCATTTCTCTAGTATACCACGTGTCTTATCATTCTTCTTCTGACTTTCACAGTACCATACCTGATCATCCAGTCTCTTCATGTTATCAACCCAGAAACTATCTCTCTCAGCAGATAATGCAGCATCACGGAAGACACACAGGTAATTTAGCACAAGACAATAGAAGTTTGCCATATCTATGTCTTCATTCAAACGTGTAAACTTACAAAATGGTGAGAAGATATCATCACCCCACAATGGGAGTGGTCTTCTTCCCTTGAAATTAAAATTCTTACTGATATCTCCTATCTCCTTGTAGAATTTATCATCTACCCCATACACAGGTGACACATCAACAATAGCAGCAGTCACTGCCTTCTCAGTAGCAACAATATCACACCCAAAAATAGGTAGTTTGTAGTGTGGATCTGGAAATAACACTGAGTGTAGTATCTTCATCCCATCTATCTCTGCCAACTCCAGATGCATCTTCCTTAAGACAGGTGACTTATACATCGTATTCTTTATAATCAACCCATCCTTCTTTACTTCAGGGAAATGACTCTCCAATGGCTCTACATCAGGGAAATCCTGTATAGTATAGGTTAGTAACAGAGCTATATCTTGTACTAAATCAGGCATAACTAAAAAAGAATTCTTTAATCAATTTGTCAGACTCTTCCTTACCGAAAGCAGCCCCTAGATACCCTGAAATAGGATCTAATCTAATCATATAACTATCAAAATCTCTATACAAACTGGTATCATTACCAGTAGGTTTTGCTTCTTCTATCATCTCCTTATAGAGAGACAGATAATACTTAAATGTAGGTAGATATGTGTCAACCATGTCTGCCTCACAATATCTCACAAATATATTCTCAGAGAAATGATTACCTGGTTCAAAGAAACGATAGGTACCCTCTGCTTTAGGTAATGGTGGCACCTTTAATAGGAAATTCTCTACTGGATGCTGGAAATCAAATACTATTATAACTTTCTTCTCACTGAATCCCATCAAGTCCATACCGAAGCAGGGAACATTGGATCCAGTCTTAGGATAGATGATGTTGTTGTGAATATTAAGTTTCTTTCCGTCCCATATATCAACGTGCCTAGACTTAATAAAATACCGACCTGAATATAGGTCAGCAGTTAACTTAGTACCTTTCTTATTCTCCCAAGTTGCATGGTTAGATTCAAAAACCAAGTCAGGAAACATATCAAAGACTGCTGATCTATAACCAGCCCACAAATCCTTCATTAGTTTCTCATATTAGTTTCAATACGACCCTTGATGCTATTCATCTCGGAGTGGTCATCATTATTATCTGAGTGGAAGACCTGCTCATACCCACTCTTCTCTATTAATTTGTCTCTTATATCCATCTGACGCTTCTCTTTAGCAATACGTCTGAGGAATGCGTAATAAATTATCTGTGTGAAATATGCAAAAGGATTCTTAGACTTGGCAGGATCAAAGTTATCAATATACTGGACACAATTCTCTACTCCATCAGAGATCATGTCTTCTTTATACATGTAGTTAATAAAGTTAGGTCTATATGACAGGTGCGTTGCAATCTTTAAGAAACATTCAGCAAGGTAGTGTGTGATTCTCGGTTTCTCTTTGTCTAAAGCACGAGCGTCATCTACAGCCTCACGATACTTAGTTATCTCAGCTAAAAATTTCTTGTTGTCAACGTAATGTTGTTTCTGTTTACGTGCCACTCGTGCTGCCATATGATTATCTCACCTGTATACATTGTATAGTATTATTTACTTATTGTCAACGGAGTTGGTTCGTTTCCAGAAGTCTTCTAATTGACCTCTAAAGTTAGATACTTTACCAACTAATCCCATATTCTTATTAATCTTAATCTCTACCTCAGAATGGTTACCACCCTTCTCTTTTCTGACCCACATTTTATACATGAGAACAGACTCCATAGACATAGGTGCTACTGTAACAACATCATTTTCATTAACCATGTAGAATTCTTCATCAGAAAACATCATCCACTTAAGTAGTCCTACTGCTATACCAGTCTGACCATCCTTTTCAATTTGATTGTTGTGGGGTGTAGCAGGATCCTGTATATAAAACACAGTCGTACCTGGGGAAGCATCTTCCTCTGTCGCAATCATGGTGCCCAGTATAGTTTCACCAGACTTCATCTTAATAACACCAAAGAATTCTTGCTCGTGTCTAATATAATTAATTGTCATCTCTTAAGATTAACCTTTGTTATTTCATAATCAAAACTCTCTTCTTCGTAAATCTTTATCCTCTCGGCAAGATGTCTCAAAGTGTAGTTGTATTGGTGATCTTTAGAGCAGTCATCAGCAATGTCATACAACACTGCTTGTGCTTTATTATCACCCTTCCTCAATACCCTTCCGATAGACTGAAGATTCCTCACTCTAGACTTGCTAGGTGAAGCAAAGATAACATTGTGTAGATTACGAATGTTAATACCAGTGGAAAAGGTTCCGTAAGATGCCAATATTATAGCATCTTTTTCACTCTCGCATATAGTACGTGCTTCTTCTCTCTCAACAGCATCAACACCACCGTGTATGAAAAAGATCTTACGATCTTTACTTACCTTATTATTTATCATTTCCCACAAGGGTTCACCATGCTTCTCAATGTAATTAAAGAGGACAAGAGTGTTACCTTTAAGATCTAGTGCCAGATTAGTGATGAAATTGCTACGTCTGGTGTGCATACAGAGGTAATCCATCTCCTGTTGGTAGTGATCGAAGGGCACCCATCCATGTCTTAGTAGTACAACCCGCACCTTTAGTGGTGTCAGGTGTCCTTTCTTCATTAATTCTACAGTCTTAGTTACCCTATCAACCCTACCAAACAATCCTTCAAGGACTAGTTGATGTGCTTCCATACCATCTAGAGTACCAGTTAACCCTACCTTATACTTCGCACCATAGCACTTAGTAAGAATACTCGTGAGTGACTTAGCTTTATAAAGGTGTGCTTCATCCCCGATAATGACATCAAAACGTTCAAAAAACTTACGGGGTTCCTTATAGATAGACTGCCAAGTTGATATAACGACTGGATTACTGACATATTTCTCTTCTCCTGCACTAATTTTATGTATCTTATTGGTATTCCAACCATAGTCTTGGAAATCTTTAGACAACTGCTCTACTAGAGACACAGTTGGTACAATAATTAATATCTCCCTCTCCTTTAATAGGTGCCAACGCACCAATGCATATATTATTAATGACTTGCCCGATCCCGTGGGGGATAATAAAAGCTTGCGACGAAATTTAAGCGCAGAGTAAATTCCTTTAAGCTGGTAATCTCTTGCTTTAAAGGGGAGCCTAAGAGCACGAACAAAAGCCGCTGTGCCTTCAGGTGTGACATAATCCTCTACTTCATCTGGTCTACCATAATATTTATCGTCGTTAACCTCATAATCATACCCCTTCTGCTCTAGGTAATCAGTAAGGTAATCAAATAGACCAACATATATCTCACCAGTACCAGGTGAATACAATCTTATCTTTCCATCCCAGTATCTTCGTTTGACTGCTGGCATATACTTAGCACCAGGCACTTCAAACTGAAAATGCTCACTTAATTCTTTATGAAGATGAGGTTCTGCCTCCACCTTCAGGAAGACCTCGTTCTTCTTTGTGATGGTGGTCATCGAATCCCATAATACTTTACAATTTCAATAGTATTCTTAATAGCAAACCCACGATTATGGATCTCTTTAAGTATCCTATCAATAGAATTTATACAAGTTTCTAGGTAGTCTATTTTCTGCTTAGATCTACATACATCTTCATCACTATCGATGAACATTTCAAGATCACCCTTCAATACCTTAAGGTCAAAGGGTTTCTCTGCATACACAGAGGAGGGTGCCTTCCCATTATAATATAACCACTTATCTTTATACAACTTCTTATACTTTGTCTGTGCATCAGACATCATAAGTTTAAATTCATTGTATAGTTGCAAGTATTTCGCATGGAGTCTAGGTGTCTCCATACTATCGTTGGCAAGCAACTCTGGTAACTCTCTGTGATCGAAGAATGCTTCAGCATCCTTTGCCCACAACTCCTCAATTTTCTCAAGATTCATAGATAATCACCTACTGCATTAACTGTTACATCACATCCATACGGTCCACCAAATTCCCCTTGAGGAAATGTATTAAAAGCGATGCTAAATCTATCCACATCCTCAATGTTTGGTTCCGATGCGTGGATAACATAACTAGGAAACACCATCAGACCACCTGGACCTAGGTGTGAGAATAGTTTACAATCCTTATCAGGGTACCCATCCAAATGGAATTGTCCCCACTCTCTATCCTTTACAGGATCTAAGAATATAGTAGGTGCTCCATGAGTAAGATAGAATATCCCACTAAGATAACTCATAGGGTGACGGTGAAAGTCATGTCTATCTCCCGTCTTAGCATCAGATCTATTAGCCCACGACTTATTTACCACTAACCTGTCGCAGTGGTACCCTTCATTCTTATGAATGGAATCAACACAGTTTTGAAACCATTTATGGATAGGGAGAAACTCCTCTCTAGTCTGTAGATAGGTACTTGTCCCAACACCAGCAGGTTCATTGCGTCTCTGGTATTCTAACTTCTTTACTTCTTCAAGTGTAGCATGGGTTAGTTCTTCAGAAGCATGAAACTTGAAGAACCTCACTGGGAATGCAGGACATTCCTCATAATGTAATGTCATTTAATCTAGCTGCTTATTACGTTTAGTCTCTTCTGGTGCTCTTATTTGGAATGCTAGGTATCTGAATGATACACTTGCAGTAGCATACTCTGTGCCATCTACTGTAGCATTAAACTCTAATGCATTCAACCCTATGGGTATCAAGTCTTCAAACACCACGTCAAAATTGTGTTGGAAGTTACTATTCATAACCATCAACGTAGCATCAGCATACAGATCCTTGTTACCAAACAACTGCTGCATCTTATTTGTAAATTCTGTTCTCTCAGTAGTACTATCAGGAGTACCTAGTGCACGTATCCAGTTGTGTAGTATTAAATAGTTTTCTAAATTCTCATCTACTAGGAATGATAGATTTAATGGATCATACTCTATGAATCCTTCCAATGGTAATGATCTAAATGGTGTGGACTGCTGCTGAATACTTAGATTCATGCTAGGTATGTTAGCAGTCTGACAGAAATAAGAAACCTTTGGGTATTTTGCAAGACTAAACCTGAACCCTATTGGGGATAGGAAGTTCCTATTCTCTATTTGTTTGTTCCAAGTAGTCATACGTCATTCTCTCCCAGATACCCCTGGCATGGTTGTTATGCTCAACTAGTTTTTGAGCCCAAATTCTATCCTCTAGACTGACATGCCTGTTAAGTTTAGTTTTACAGGCAATGATGGACAGTCTAAGTCTATAGTCCTTGCTTAACATATTTATATTCTTGGTATATATCCTTTATACTTCTGCACTTCGGTAATTGCTCGTGGTAATATATCATCCTCTACCTTCTCTATTATATCATCTATTACATTGACATCTAAATCCATGAATGGAGGGACAATACCCAAGATTCTTAGTAGACCATCCACGAATAAAGCAAGACAAATAAACCCTAGAATCATGCTGATGATGGTTGCTTTGAAGTTATGGTCTGCCATCGACTTCTCATCAATCTTTCTCGCTTCTTCTAAGGCATCTGCTATTAGTATATCGACCTCTTCCTTTGTGTAAGAGATCTGCTTTATCATTTCTTCCGTCATCTGATCATTGTAGCACTACATATAAAATTCGTCCAGTATGTCCATTGCTTTGTAAAGGTATTTATTTGCACCTTCACATTCCCATTCACCCATCTCATTACGAGTGCACTTATCATCCAACTCATGCTTAAGTCTCAGCAACCTGTCTGTCATCTGAACCTTGTTTAGTCTGCCATTCATGGCTAGTACCTGTCTCTACATCTAATATTTAGGTATCTTAGCACAAAAAAAGAGACCCCGTAGGGTCTCTCTGTGTTGATATCGATATCGATATTACATTAGGTTTGTTACCTTA